GAAAGAATGAGAAGACAGGCTGAAGAACCATCAAGAGAAGAAATGATGGACGCTTTTAAAAGTGCACAACAACATGAAAATGATGTTGAGGCTTTTTTAGATGCTATGGATAATTTTGATAGAGAAAGAGCAAAAAGAAGAATGATTAACGCTCTTATTGGTGGTGCTGCAAAAAAAGGTCAATACATGTATCACATGGTATCACAAAAATTAAATGAAATTGACCCAAATCTTATTGAATTATACGGTATCACAACAGCAATTATTGATCATTTATATTGGTTATACCCAGAAGAGACTCTTGAAGCAATGTCTGGACAAGGTGGTAGTGAGGTTGGGACATCAGAAATTGATAATCAAACAGATCCACCAACAGTTATTGCTAGAGGTGTAAACTTCCCAACTTTAGTTCACGAACTTGTTAAAGGTGTTTATGAAGTATTTGGGACTCACGGTTTACCTGATGACCCAAGACAAGCAGAAATGGTTATGGGTGCTGAAGATACAGTTCCTGCAGAAGCCTGGGATTTAAAATTAGGTCCAGTATTTTGGGAGTTACTACAAAAATCATATCCTATTGAAATTCTTACAGAAGATGATATGAAACACATCCAACATTACTTATTCATGAGATTGAGTGCGATGCCAGCCGAAGAGTTTTTCCAATTATTTAAAGAAGTTCTAGAAGAAAAACAATCAGGTAAAGATAAGATACAAAGAATGGTAAATGAAATTGTAAGAGAATTAGAAGAAAATGATGAGGAGGAGGAAGATGAAGAAGATGATGATATTCTTTCTCAATTAGGTTTATAAAATTATATATTGTCCTAAAAACCCCCTTTTATGAAAATAACTGGGGGTTTTGATATTTATATAAAAATATCTTTATGGCATTAACTAAAGAACAAATAATGTTAGAGTATGTGAGATGTATGAAAGACACTCCATACGCATTAAGAACATACTTACAAACTTACGACAATACAGTATCTAAATACGTACCGTTAGAATTATTCCCGGATCAGGTATCATTACTTAAAGATTATGAGGATTATGAAGAAAATATCGCATTAAAATATCGTCAGGCTGGTGTATCAACGGTAACCGCTGCATGGATATCAAAAAGATTGGTATTTGCGAAAAAAGAACGTCCAGAAAAAATATTGATTATTGCCAACAAACTAGACACATCAATGGAGATGGCAAACAAAATTAGGGCGTTTGTTGAGCAATGGCCTTCATGGGTTGGAACTGGGTTTTCTGCTGATAAAAACTCACAAAGACATTATAAACTTACAAATGGTTGTGAGGTAAAAGCTGTTGCAACATCACGAGATGCTTTGAGGGGTTATACACCAACAATACTTGTTTTTGATGAGGCCGCGTTTATTGAAGCTGACGGTGATTTCTGGGCGGCTTGTATGGCATCACTATCTACCGGTGGTAAAGTAATTGTAGTATCAACACCAAACGGATATGACCCAATTTATTATGAAATATATAACCAAGCAAATAAAGGAATTAACAATTTTAAAATTTCTGAAATGTTTTGGTGGAAAGACCCAAGATACTCTAAAGATTTATTTTTGGTTCCAACAGACGATATGGTTGATTATCTTTTAAATAAAGACGAGAAGGATCATTCAGGTAATGTATCATTTGCTGATACAGACCCATACGAAAGAGATTATGATAAAATAAGAGAATATTTTTCAAAAGGTTATAAACCATGTTCTACTTGGTATGAGAAGATGGTTAAAAAACTTAAATACGATAAAAGAAAAATTAATCAGGAGTTAAATTGTGAATTTTTAGGTTCTGGTGACAACGTATTTGAAGGAAAACAACTTGATTATATCAAAGATAACACACTACAAGAAGCACCAACAAAACTTATGGGTAATTCTTTATGGATGTGGAAAGAACCGGTACAAGGTCATAAATATATTATGGGAGTTGACGTTTCTCGTGGTGATAGTGAAGACTTTTCTTCAATACAAATAATTGATTTTGATGAAAGAGAACAGGTTTTAGAATATGTTGGGAAAATCCCACCAGACGCTTTGGCTGAAATTGCATATAAGTGGGGATTAATGTACAACGCATTTTGTGTTGTGGATATTACAGGTGGTATGGGAATTACGACTGTAAGAAAAATGCAAGAACTTGGATATAAAAGTTTATATACTGATGGTGTTGATACAATGAATATATGGGCTGTTAATAAATCTTCGGCTGATAAAATACCAGGAATTAATTTTAACAACAAACGTGTACAAATTATTGCGGCATTTGAAGAGTATGTTAGACACAAATTTAAAATTAGAAGTGTCAGACTATACAACGAAATGAACACATTTGTTTATATCAATGGTAGACCTGATCACCAAAAAGGACAACACGATGACCTTATCATGGGGATTTCAATGGCGATATATGTTGGAGAATCTTCATTTTCAAAACTAGAAAAAGTAACCGAAAAAACAAAAATAATGATTGAGTCTTGGACTGTAGCCAATAATGAAGCGGTTGCCAAGGAGGCATTTTTTGATCCTGTATTACCTAATATGAATGTTAGAAATGATAGATACACAAGAGAGTTTTCTGGACCGTCTAAAGATGACTATATAAAGTACGGTTGGTTATTTGGTAAACGATAATATTTATTACTATGGGGTTAAGTCGTAGAAAAAAATCGGGGAAAAAAATAGGAGGATCTTCACTAATTGTTGTTGGTCAAGACATTTATAGTACAAAAACATTTAAACCGGATTTTAATAAAAAAAGAAAACCATATGAGGAATTTGCTGAAGCTCCAGTTATTTCACCAACTACAACAACAACTACAACAATACCAGTACAAACTTGTAATTTAGAGACACAACAATTAGATAATTTGATTACACAAAATTATTTTAATTTGGTTTGGTGTTAAAACATTTAAAAAAAAAAGAAAGTTATTAAATTTTAATATATGGAACAAAATAATTTAACAATATGGCAGAAATTATCCAAGACCTTTGGACCTAATTCTCTGTTAACTATGGATGAACCTTCTTATAAATTAGATAAAAAAGTTTTAATTAGGACTCCCGACAAACAAGAATATGAAAGAGAAAAGTTGCAGATGCAACAAAGTCTATACATTCAAGATAATTGGAAAAAAATTGAGAATAACTTATATGCTCAAGCAATTTACTATGAACCAAATAGGATTTCGGCTTTTTATGATTATGAATCAATGGAGTATACTCCTGAAATTTCAACAGCACTTGATATATATTCCGAAGAGTCTACAACTCCAAATCAAGACGGATATGTATTACAAATATATTCAGAATCAAAAAGAGTTAAAGCAATATTAGCTGATTTATTTAACAAAATTTTAGATGTTAGTATTAATTTACCTATGTGGATTAGAAACACATGTAAGTATGGGGATAATTTTGTTTATTTAAAACTAGATCCAGAAAAGGGAATTGTTGGTTGTTTACAATTACCTAACATTGAAATTGAAAGACTAGAAAGAGGAATGGAAGCAAGAACCATGACAGCTAATATTGGTTCCGATGTTGAATTTAAAAATAAAACATTAAAGTTTGTTTGGAAAACTAAAGACATGGAGTTTAACACTTGGGAAATTGCTCACTTTAGATTATTGGGTGATGATAGAAAATTACCATATGGTACATCAATGCTTGAAAAGGCTAGACGTATCTGGAAACAACTTGTTTTAGCCGAAGACGCAATGTTAATTTATCGTACCTCAAGAGCACCAGAAAGACGAGTATTTAAAGTATTTGTTGGAAACATGGATGATAAAGATGTTGAGGCTTACGTACAACGAGTTGCAAACAAATTTAAAAGGGATCAAGTTGTTGACAATAAAACTGGTAACGTTGATTTAAGATTTAATCAGATGGCGGTAGACCAAGATTATTTTATTCCAGTAAGAGATGCGGCACAAACAATGCCTATTGAAACATTAGCAGGTGCTGCAAATCTTTCTGAGATTGCTGACATCGAGTATATCCAAAAGAAACTTGTTACAGCGTTAAGAATACCAAAAGCTTACCTTGGTTTTGAGGAACCGGTTGGTGATGGAAAGAACCTTTCACTTTTGGATATTCGTTTTGCAAGAACAATTAATAAAATTCAAAAATCGGTTATTGCTGAATTAAATAAAATTGCAATCATACATTTATTTTTGCTTGGTTTTGAGGATGAGTTAGGTAATTTTACATTAGGACTTACTAACCCATCAAAACAGGCTGATCTATTAATGATTGATGTTTGGAAAGAAAAAGTAACTCTCTATAAAGACATGGTTACAGAGATTGCAAATACAATACAACCAACTTCAGCAACTTGGGCTAAAAAACATATATTCGGATTTTCTGATGAGGACATTAAACTTGAAATACAACAAATAAGATTAGAAAGAGCTGTTGCGGCAGAAATTGCAAATACGGCTACTGTTATAACACATACTGGTTTATTTGATAATGTTGATAAATTATATAAAACTGTTTCTGGTGAAACTGTAAGTGGTGGGGGAGCCGCTCCAGCAGCCGGAGGACCACCGCCACCACCAGCTGGAGGTGAAGCGGCACCTATGACTGATAGTGTTGAGAAATCTAACCTAAATATATTACTAGAAAGTGATAACATATTTGGTGATGAATATATTGATTTATCTAAAGGTAGGAATTCTTTGGGTCAGATTGAGAATGAACTCGAAAAATTACTTAATAGTTAATATTTATAATAAAAATTAGCTATGAAATTCGGATTACTTAAATCAAAAATAGAAAAATGTTTGGTAGAGTCATACACAAACAATACGTTAAAACGAGATTTATTTGTTTTTGACCAATTGGTTGCAAAAAATAAAAATATAAATAAACTTTATTATTTATATGATGAATTATCGTCAAATAAAGGTTTAAACGAATCTATTGCTTCAGATTTTGTGAATCAAAGTATCACCATATATGAAAACACAATTAATAAAATTTCTAAATCAGATTTAGAAGATTTAAAATTATGGGTTATTGATATCGAGACAAAAAATAATTATGAGGATATTGATAATGTTTTTTCTAACAATGTTTTAACTCTAGAAAATAAAATTAAAAGTAAAAATCTTTTGATTGAAAATCTAAAGAAAAACGAAAAAAATGATGAAGAGTTAAAAAATGTAACAATTACTCAAATGGTTAAAGTTGCTAATAAAACAGTAAAAAATTATTTGTCATCTCTATCTGAAAATGAAAAAAGAAAATTAGAATCAATTTTATTAGAATCTGACGAAAAGTTAAAATTAAAATATGAATTAATAAAAGAGGATGTTGTTGATAAATTAACAGAATTAAAATCAAAAGAGACCGACAACGAAATTAAATCTAAAATTACAGAAACAATAACAAAAGTTAAAAACGAAAAATACGACAAATTAAATTACTTCAAATTACAAGAGTTAAATAAAAATATTTAATTATTTGATTGTAGTTTTTGTTTATAGATTGCTTTATTTAAAATTTCTCTTCTCTCAACAGATTTCTTTGTAAATTCTTTCCTATAATTCAGATGTGAATTTTGACGAGTTTTTATTACTTTGCTCTTTAATTCTTTAAGAGCTCTCTCTATGTCATTTTTTTTTACTTGTACTATTAACATAATTTAATTATAGTGTTTATTATATTGATATATATCACAAAATTAAGTAAATTTTTTAAAAATAAACCAAAGTCACATGGAAAAAAATTATGAAAAAAGGAAAAACCACCAAAATAAATGGTTTCAGAACATCTAAAGTACATTATGGTACTGTAGATTCAAAAGAATTTAAATCTCTTTATCTAAACTTACAAACCTGGGTAGAACCAAAAGACGATTATGAAAATTGGAATAGAATTGTCTTAAACATGAACAGATCAATAAAACATTCGGTATTACAAAGTATTGATAAAAATTTATTTGATGACAAGTTTATTGTTGATTTAGACTTAAGAACAAGTGGATTACAATTAAAAAAGAAATCTTTTATGAATTTAGAAATAAATTTATTTTTAAAACAAGAAATAGATTTTAAGTCAACAAAATTAAAAAAATCTTTAAAAAATATTATAAAAGAAATATATTCAGATATCTTAACAAAGAATGACTATTTTAAATTTTACTTAACTAAAAATGGAAATACTAAATTAATAAAAGTAAAAACCGAAAAGGAGTAATATTTATAATAAAAATTAAATATGAAAATTTTAGCACCTAACGAAACTGGTAAAGGTATTCTTATTGAATATGATGCTGGATATATAAACCCTAGAGAAGGTAGTAATCATTTTATAATGGAACAAAAAAGTTTCCTAGATTACTCAAAACCATTTGAATTTTATGCTGTTTTACAAAAGTATAATACACCAAACAGAAATGGTAGGGTTTACCCAGAGAAAATTTTAAAAAGAGAGGCTGAAAATTATAAAAAAATGATTGAGAAAGGAACATCACTTTCTGAGTTAAATCACCCAGAATCTTCTTTAATTGATCTTGACCGAGTATCACATATAATTACTGATGTTTGGTGGGATGGCCCGGTATTACTTGGTAAATTAAAACTACTAACAAGTCCAGGATTTCATGAAAGAGGAGTATGTTCAACTAAAGGAGATTTAGCGGCAAATTACTTAAGACAAGGAGTAACCCTAGGTATTTCTTCTCGTGGTGTTGGGTCACTTAAAAAAGTTGGGGAACAAAATGAAGTACAGGATGATTTTGAGTTAATTTGTTTTGATCTTGTTTCCTCACCATCAACACCTGGTGCTTATTTATTTTTAAATAAAGATGACAGAATGAAATATGAAGAAAATCTAGATGAAGAGAAAAAAATGTCTATTGAAAGAAATGTTGGTGAAGTTGGGAACAAATCTCTTGACTTAATGAAAAAATTGTCTCATTATTTAGAAAAATAAAATTATGGAACAAGGAGAAAAATATTTTGTAGCAAAAATTACATCAGATTTATTAGACAGTGAATCGGGTAGAGTAAAAAAAGTAAAAGAAGAAAAATTAGTTTTAGGGTACACACCAACAGATGTTGAAGCAAAAGTCACAAAGGTATATGAAAACTATACAATGGACTGGAGAATCACATCAATAACTGAAAGTAAAATTGATGAAGTAATTGATTAATAAAAAATTATTTTTTTAATGAAGGGGACATTTTTGTCCCCTTTTTTATTTTACAACGAATTTTTTCCCAACTACCAATATTTATATTGTAAAGAAAATATCAATGGGAGAAAAAAACATGGTAGAAGACGCATTGTTCCAGATTAAAAATTTGGAAGAATCTCTTAAAAAAAATGCACAAGGAATACTTTCATCAACAATGAGGAAAGAAATCAACTCACTAGTAAAAGAATCTCTTATGGAACAAGAAGAGGTTACAGAACCGGTAGTAGGACCAGATGATGTTGCCGCAGAGGAACCAGCTATGATGCCTGACGAGGAAGGAATGGAAATGGATCCTAATATGATGGCGACAGAACCTGACACTGAAGACCCAGCAATGATGGGTGGTGAAGAATTACCTGGAATGGAAACAGATGATGAAACAATCGATATGAGAGGAGCATCTGACGCTGAAGTAATTCGAGTATTTAAAGCCATGGGTGATAATGATGGCGTTGTAGTTACTAGAGATAACAATATTATCACATTAACTGATGATGACGACGAGTACATCATTAAATTAAATGAATCTATGGAAAATTTTGATGAAACAGCATTTGATGCAGAACTAGAAGAAATGTATGGTGACGGATCTGAACTAAACGAATTTGGTAAATCTGAATATGATATGTATTCACATCATTTAGGTGATGATGAAGACATGGAATTTGGATACGAAGACGAAGACGAAGACATGGATGATGAAGACATGGAATTTGGATACGAAGACGAAGACGAAGACATGGAATTTGGATACGAA